GATGTCGTGCAACCCCAATCTACCTGCAATGATGCCTCCTGCAATACCAATCGCCATACCTGCTGACCAGAAGCGTTCGTTGCCTGTGATGCCAGCCGCCCGGTCAATCTTCTCGTTGACCTTGTTCAGGAACTCAATCGTCGCTGGCAAATCACTTTGGATGTGCTGAATAAATGGGGTAATAGCATGCCCGTAGTTATTCGTTAGTCTGCCGAAGTGACGCTTGGACTGAACTGCATCTAGCGAGGTATCCAAAGAAATGTTGGCCTCCAGTATGCGCAGCAGTTCCGGCTCGGGGAACGACTTAATTGATAGCAACGCATCACGAATGACTTTGTTGGATGACGACACCACCGGAAGTTGCCACGATGTGTTGTTGACCCGCTCGACGTTGGCTTTGGAAGACATACGTCCTTTGCCCTTACCAGAAGTGATGTCGTACACCAGATCGGACATCGGCTCCGGCTTCATGTTGGTCAACTCATCAATAGTTGCCGTTATGTTCTGTAAGCTACCAAACCGCTGTAGGCGGAAGTTGTGCGTATCCTTGTAGTTCATCATCAGAGCACTTGGACTGCCGTAGATGCTGTTGATCGCTTGCAGTATGGTGGACTTGCCGGTACCGCCTTCCTTACTAACTAGGTTTAATAGAAAGCCACTGAGCGCACCTTCCCCTACGAACTTCATTAACGGGCCACCCCAACCAAGGCACAGCGCCAGTGCACGTATCTCCATGCCGGGGTTACGATAATGGTTGATAACATCCTTCCATACGTGGAAGTCGCCACGTGTACCAAACGCGGGTACTAGTGGCAGCGTTGCTGCTGACGGTGGGCTGTATTCGATTGTGTCATGCCGGATTTCTTTCTCGCCAAGAATGAACGCGCTGTCATCCGACAACCAACCAAACTGCTTACGCGCAATCTCGGCTTTACCCATCGCTTGTAGTTCTTCCACCCAGCGAGTTGTATACAACATCATTGCCTCCTGTTTTTTGCCAATAATCGCCACACCATGCTTGGCAATCGTGCTCATGAATTTATCTTTGGAGATGACATCCTGTAATGGCATGATGAACTCACGCACACCATCCTTTGGGAGATGCAGACGTAACATTACGCACTCACCATCCTCGGGATCGTGCAGTCGCTTCACCACATAGAAATCGTGCGGGAAGATCAGCGTATCATCTTCGGTCTCTTCAGAGCCGTCTTTGTTCTTCTTGGGCATTCCTTGCAGGTAAATGCCACCTACATTCCCCCGAAAGAATGGGAATGGAAACTTAGGGATTGTGTACGTACGGACTTCCTGCGTGACTGGCTCAACGTCTTCAACAATTGGCGCTTCCGCATCTTCATCTGGATGGATAACTTCTCGTCCAATTTGTATAGGAGAGGTAACCTTGAGCGAACAGCCCTCACATAACGCTGGCGAAAGCTTTTTAAAGGTGTCACATGTGTACGGCCCTTTTGTTTGAGCAGCTTTCTTTTCAGTAGTTCGAGCATCGTATTCAGGGTGCTTGTTCGATAGAATATGGATCGCTTTTCCGGCATCAACACAGTGATGCGCAATCGATAGCCCGGCTCTCCATAAGGGTTCCTCCACCGTGTCCTGATTTTCGTAAATATGCGCAAGTTGTGCACAGCCTTCTCCCTGTACAGATTTAAGCAGAATGGTCTTGAACCGTGACTGATAGTTGCCTAGCAGTGCAAGTGTCGTGGGATCAATCTGCCGTTGGAACGGCTTCTCACCCGGAATGTGGAACTCGTTCGATACGAACTTGTCACGTAGAGCGTCCAAGCCCACACGTGTGCCAGCCATTAACAGCTTTACAGGCTGCGGATCATCCGGGTTCTTAAAGTTAAGCGTGTCTGGTATGCGCAGAATACGTGCAACGTCAGCGGTAACTGCTGGGTCAGCATGTAGATTCTGTGCAGTGCAAAGCGCCTTCAGCCCTTCGGCAAAGCCACGCCATTCGTTTTTCTCAAGCGCCTCTTCAAGCACCCAGTATGCATGCACCCCACGACCGGAGTTCACGATAGCGGTTGGCCTTGGCAGGCTGGTCTTCTTAACAAAATCCTTCAGCGCAGCAACGCCTTCAGATTGATCTGCGTACGGCTTACCAAGACCACAGTCGAGGTCAAGGAAAAAAGAATTGAGATGTGATGCGTTAGCGGTAGTCCGCCCGGAATCATCAGTAAACGAAGCGAGTGCAAAGTACGCGTCATAGCCTCTATGTACCAAGGCATCTGCGTAGCTATCGATCTCCTCTACCGACGATACGAATATTTGTTTTGGTTTTGCATCCTTCTTCAGTCCCACTACGCAATACTGCCCCGTAGCTGGTAGAACCAAAGACAGGAAGTCTGTCCTCGTAAGCATAGCCGCCCCAAGCCGTCTTTTAAAAATAGGTAGGCAGGGATAGTGACGGCAACTACCCTTTTCGGGTGCGCTCCCTAGCCTCCTAAACCTGTGTTATTTCCGCTTCTTCAACAGCGTCTCCACTACCTTGGCAACTTGTTCTTGGTACGCAGGCGGCACTTTCGTTAAGCCCTTGAACCAGTTGTAAATCGTGGCGCGGGTTACCCCGAAGTGCTCTGCCACGTCCTGTGCTGGTATATCGTTTTCTATGCACAGGTTGCCAAGCTGGACACCAAGCTTGTTGGTGTCCGCTGAATTAACGATTTTGACAAAGCGGGATGAGTACCCGTTACTCATCATCCCACTCAGCGAGGATTTTGCTTACGTCCTTTTTCTCAGCGGGAGCCTCCTCTTTCTTGCTCGTACGCTTCGTTGGCTCAGAAACGACTTGCGCCGCCTCACTTTCGCCAGCATCTGCGTCACTATCCGCTGCCACCGCCTGCGCTTTCTTTGCCGGGACAGGCTTTTCAAACTCTTCATCGTTAGATTGGTCACCATCCTTCACTCCATCCGTCTGTGCAACGGTCATCGTGATTGCGCTTACTGCTGATGGAGACTTGCCTTGCTCCAGTGCAGCTTGGAATTCGCTGGTCTCAAGGAAACGTACAGGCTTGAAAGTCAGCTTTGGTGTGGAACTATTGGTGTCGAAGCGCATTTCAGTTACGACCGACGTAATAGGCGCACCCTTACTTGCAATCATCTTTGCATATGTCTGCAAAGGCCACTTGCCATTCTCACCGGCACCGAAGATGGAAGTAGACGGCAGTGCAAGCTGGTACACGTCACCGCTAATGTCGTTCTCCAAGACAACTGCTAAACGCTGCTGGAAGCGGCAAGCACGGCTATCGCCCTGACCCGAGCCCTTGATGTTCTGTGGGCAGCTAGCGCACGACTTCGACTGAGGTGCTTTAGCTTTGGCATCTGGGGTTTCACCGTCTGCTGACCAGCAATCCGGGGCGCTGACTACGCCCTTCTTGTAAGTGCCTGCGTAGAAGATACGCGAAATTTTCTGTGCCGCTGCAACGATCACAACATTCATTGCACGGTCTTCGTTCTGCGCAACTTCCTTGCCATTGACCAGCATGCGCCAAACGCCGCCCTCGATGGAGATACGCTTGTTACCGCCGCCACTACCACCCATCAAGGCTTTGGTAGTTTCATCAAGTTCCGCTGTACGCAGGTGGCTGGGAAGATTTTGGTTGAATAGAGCTAGATCGCTCATTGCTTTCTCCTTATTTACGACGAACAACAACCGCGTAACGGCTGTCAACATTGAGACCCGGCGGACACTTGTCGGGATTCTCTTCCAAGAACGAAGCCATATTGTTCTGCGAGATGCGTTTCTCTATTAACTCTAAGGCTTCGTGTTTCTTCACGAACGAATGAAATGAGTGCCAATCATTCGTCCAATAGCGTTTGGCAACTCGACGGCTTACTGTACCAAACGGTGTTTTGAGGCTATCAGTGCCGACCATCTTGCAAGTCTCCAGAAGCTGGAACTCAATAGTATCCAGAGCCTCCTTGAGTTCGGCATCTTCTTTCTCGAACTTGTCAGCCAACGCTTTACGGGCATCGCGTATCTTGATGTACGTCTTAACCAGCTTGTCGGTTGGGATGACTTGTGACTTAGTTTCATCATCCATATTGATCTCCAAGGGCTATTGTTAATTTATTTTTCCGTTGAGGGTTACGTTTACGGCTTGGTCTTTTATTGCGCATATTTTCTGCTTCAGTGGCGACGCGCAAATTCTCCACTTTATTATTACTTCGATCTCCATCTATATGATCTAGTATTGCTGGCATCACGCTTCGAGAATGCTGCATGCGCCAGATTACCCGATGCTCTTTGTAGTACACCCCAGAAATACCCACAACCCGGTACCCATCTGTATCAACGTATCCAGCGCGGTCTCCAGCCTTTATTTTTCCTCTTACGCTATCACTGCGCCAAAACAACATGCCGTCTTTATATTCAAACAAAGCACGTAGTTTGGATGCTGGTGGAATTTCCCGTCGCTTCATTATTGCCCCCGTAAACCCTATAGATACAGCTTACGACTATGTACTGACAGTGTCAAGGGGTTCTAATAAATTATTGTAGAGGTCTACAACGCGGG